ACTCGTGGATGTCCGCCGCGTCCTTCCAGGAGACCACCAAGGTTCTGACCGAGGCCGCCATCAAGGGCAAGGTTGACCACCTTGTTGGCCTCAAGGAGAACGTCATCATCGGCAAGCTGATCCCGGCCGGCGCGGGTCTGAACGCCTACCGCGATTTCGCGCAGGAGATCGTGCCCGAACCGGAAAAGCCGGAGGAGCCCGACATCCTCGCGCCGCTGCGCGGCTTCACCAACGCCATCTCGTAAACTATCCGGAAAAGGCCGCCTTGGGCGGTCTTTTCCGTTCCCCGCGCCGGAAATATGTGGTGTTCTTTGACTGGGAATGGGGCAGGCGCGGCGGGCAGACGATCCTGAAGTGCTTCCGCCCGATCTACGACGAGAACTTCGACGAAGAAAAGATTCTCGCGTTCCGCCGTAGGGCGTACTATCCGTAACGCGGCGCGGTGATTTGCCTCCGGCGGGCAGAATGACCGAAAAAGCCATCTGAACGTATGGCTTTTTCTGCTGAACAATTAAGATAAACGCAACACAAGTTGACAAGTGGCAACAAAAAACAACGCCACGCAAGCGCAACTTTGTGTTGCGCTTATTTTTTTGCAATTTTTTTGAATGGGAGGTTTTGAAATGGGGCGCAATAGGTTTATGAATTTTGAGAATCGGAAGAAGATCGAGGAGCTTTACGGTCAGGGCATGGCCGTCGCGGAGATCGCGGCGTGTGTCGGATTCAATCGCGCTTCCGTGTATGACGAGCTGAAGCGCGGCTTTACCGGAGAAATGGACAAGAACGGCCGGCCGGAGTATTCGGCGGAGCTGGCGCAGCGAAAAGTGTTTGAGCGTCGGCGGGCGCAGCTCGCGGTCAGCGAGTGAGGAGGACGGCATGAGCAATCAGGAAGTTTTTGTGGCGCTTTACAACAAATACATCAAGCGTGAGGGCGCGGCGGAGCTGCTGGCATGGCTCGAAAATGAAACGGGGTTCTTCACGGCTCCGGCGGGAGCAAAGCACCACGGCGCACACACGGGCGGGCTTGTTGAGCACAGCCTTAACGTGCATCATCGGCTGGCAAAGATCGCGAGCGTGGAGATTTTCGGCGTGAGCGGGAGGATCGACCTGCTGGCGGAGGACGTGAAGGAGAGCATCGCGATCATGGGCCTGCTTCACGACGTTTGCAAGCATGACGTTTACCACGCGGACGGAAGGGGCGGCTTTAGATACTCCGATCCTTTTCCGTTCGGGCATGGTGAAAAGTCGGCATACCTGATTTCACAGCACATGAAGCTGACGCCGGCGGAGGCGCTGGCGATTCGGTGGCACATGGGAGCGTTCGACGCGGCGGCGCGCGGGGATCTTCGGATGCTGAACGCGGCGATGGATGTGACGCCGTGGGTGTGGTGGCTCCACGAGGCAGATATGGGAGCGGCGAGAATCGACGAAAGAGAGGTATGCGAGGAATGAAGAAAGCTCTTTGTAAACCGTGCTCGCTGGGGTTGATCGCCGCGGGCATGAAGGTCAAGCAGCTGCCAGGAAAGGCGGAAAAGATTACGTGCGCGGAGTGCGGCAGGCGTCGCTATGGCTCGGAGTTCGAGGTCACGGAGAAGAACGGAGGAAAGCCGCATGAAGGAGTTTGACACGTTCCTCGCCCGCGCGCAGGCGCGCCGTGCATGGTTGGAACAGGCGGCGACGAATTGCCGTGCTCGTGTTCGGCGGGAACGCCAAAAGACGGAGCGCGCGCAGGCGCGGCGCGTTCTCCTCGGTGCGTTCCTTGCGGTCGTGTCAATCGCCGGTTCGCTGTTTGCGATCTATGTTGCGCCGGACATTCAGACGAAAGCAGAGCAGGACTCAGCGCGCGTCGAGGAATTGGAGGCAGAAAACGCGCGGCTGCTTTCGGAGCTGCGGCGGCTGGACGAGTTTGCGGAGAAAGAAAACCGCGACGGCGCGGAGTGTGAGCCGGTCATGGGCGCAAGCGATCTTTACGTTGACGAGAGCGCCGCGGCAATCTACAACGCGCCGGCGTGGATGCAGGCGGGAGAGTTCCGCATCTATCACTATTGCGCGTGCGAGGAGTGTACCGGGAAAAGTCCGGGAGATCGAGGCTATGGCATTACCAAAACGGGCGTAAAGGCGCGAACGGACCGGACAATATCGGTAGATCCCGATGTTATTCCGCTCGGCAGCGAGGTCGAGATCAACGGGAAAATCTATGTTGCGGAGGACACGGGCGTTTCCGGGCGGTGCATTGACATCTACGTGAACGACCACGCGGAGGCGCTGCGGCTGGGAACGTACACGGCGGGCGTGAGCTGGCGATGAACGACCGGCAAAGGGTTCGCGACACGCTGCGGGAGCTGTGGAAACGGCCCGGTGTGGCGCGCGTGATACATCCAAAATACGGCTCGGTGGTTGTGCCGTGTAGCTCGAAGCTGTCAGCGATCATGTGCGCGGCCGCTGTGTGGGGGTGCCATTGGCACAAGGTACACGACGCGGAGGTTTGGGCGGCGGAGCCGGGAGAACAGCCTGTGCCGCTGCCTGAGAAATACAGATAAGAGGAGGATTTCAAAATGGGGAATTACGTTTCAAGTTACACAGCGGTTGCATCAGGTATCGGCGCGGCACAGGCGGAAGCCTTGGTGCCGATCCTGAAAGAACGAAACCGCGGCTTTGCGTCCGATGCCGAGACTTGGGCGGAGCTGAAAGTCGCGTTGGAGCGCATCAAGACGAAGATCAATTCGGCGGAGCACCAGCACAAGGATATGTGGGAGGCCGTGAAGGAAAAGAACGCGGACGGTTTTGAAGTGCTCCTTGAAGCGTTCGAGCAGAGCGCGCGGGATGTCGCCGGAGAGTGGGTGCGGGCGGCGGTGCTCGCGAAGATTGCCATTGACGATCCCGAACCGCCGGTAGAGCCGACGCAGGAGGAGCGCATCACAAATGATCGTGTGCGTCTGGCGGCAATCGAACGGAGGCAGAGAGAGATCGGCGCGGTGCTGGACGCGAATGTGGCAACCGGGGATCTCCACGACGACCTTGTGGGAGAGTTGAACAGACTGAACGATGAAGAAAGACTACTGCGGGTGCGCCTGAGCGTTGTCGGAGCAGAAGCACCAGCGGAGGAGTAAACCGTGGGAGCGATCGAAGTGCGGCCGGAAAAGGTTTACTCCTACACCGGATATGTGCGTTCGTACAGAAGGAAATCGTGGTGCCCGGAGATCATGGACGTCGTGTGCAGGGACTACAAGGACGACGCAGCGCCGCCTGTGATGCTCGAAGCAAAGGACGAGATCAAGCAATACTTGGAAGAATTGATGGGCTGTCAGTTCGAGGAGAGCCGTATGCGCATGACGTTCCATTTCAACGAATGGTGCGAGCTGCACGCGATCGACGTGCTGGACGCCGGCGGCGAGGTTGTGAAGCAGATCAAGCATGGTGTCGAGTGGCGGCCGTTCATCGGAGAGGTCGGCGCGGTGATCGGGCCTTGGGCTGGACCGGCGGAGGAAACGGAGGCAGCCGGTGAGCATTGAAAGGCATTGGCCGTACTTTGTGCCGGTATGCGACTGTTGCGAAAAGCAGTTGCCGGGTGAGGAGAGTTTTCGGAACGCTGTGCGGGCAAAGCTGGATGCCGGATGGGAGAGCCGGCGAGACGGCGACGATTGGGAGGATATTTGCGCGGACTGTCTTTTTGAGGAGAAAGGATATAGCAAGGAGGAAGCGCCAACATGAAGAAAGCGCAGATCAGTATGTGGGACGAGATCATCGTGGACAGCTTCGCCGGCGGCGGAGGGGCGAGCACGGGGATCGAGCTTGCGACGGGCAGGCCGGTCAACATCGCAATCAATCACGATCCCGACGCGATTCTGATGCACAAAACCAATCATCCGTTTACGCAGCATTTCCAGGCAAGCGTTTGGGACGTGGACCCGGTGAAGGTCTGCGCCGGTCGTCCGGTCGGGCTGCTGTGGGCGTCGCCGGACTGCAAGCATTTCAGCAAGGCGAAAGGCGGCAAGCCGGTCGAAAAGAAAATCCGCGGCCTCGCGTGGATCGTCCTGCGCTGGGCGGGAACCGTCCGGCCGCGTGTGATCCTTTTGGAGAATGTGGAGGAGTTCCAGACATGGGGGCCGGTCCGCAAGGGTAAGCCGGTCAAAAAACTGGCGGGCACTACCTTTCACAAGTTCATTGGTCAACTTCGCACGTTGGGGTATGCCGTGGAGTGGCGCGAGCTGGTCGCCGCGGACTACGGCGCGCCTACCACGCGCAAGCGGTTCTTCCTGATCGCGCGATGTGACGGGAGGCCGATCGTATGGCCGGAGCCGACGCACGCGCCGGCGGGCAGCGAGGACGTCGAGGCGGGCCGTAAACTACCGTGGAAGTGCGCGGCGGAGATCATCGACTGGAGCCTGCCCTGCCCGTCTATCTTTGACACGCGGGCGGAGATCAAGAAGAAATACGGCATCAGCGCGCAAAGGCCGCTGCGGCCGAACACAATGCGCCGGATCGCGCGCGGAACGGATAAGTTTGTGATAAAAGCGCCGGAGCCGTTCCTTGTGATCGTAAACCACGGCGGAGAGTTCCGCGGGCAGAAGATGGACGAGCCGCTGCAAACCGTGACAGCAAAGCACGGTTACGGCGTTGCGGAGCCGGTGTTTGCGCCGCTGACGATGCACAACAACACCAACGCCGCGGGGACGGCGATCGACGACCCGATCAATACCATAACGACCGGCGGACACCAAATGCTTATCATGCCGTCGATGGTTCAATACCATTCCGAACAGACGGAGCGCGTGCGCGGTCAGGGTGTGGGCGAGCCGCTTATGACGGTGGACGCCTCGCCGCGCTACGGACTGGCGGCCGCGACGCTCTCGAAGTATTACGGGAACGATCAGCACGGGCAGGACATCGGCGAGCCGCTTCATACCATTACGGCGAAGGACCGCGAGGGCGTCGTGCTGGCGAGCATGGTCAAGCTGAAAGGTCAGAACATCGGAGGGCCGGCGACGGAGCCGGTGCAGACGGTGACGGCCGGCGGCGGGCATCACGGCATTGTGGCAATCAAGATCGAAAAGGCCGCGCCTGGCGTCGATCTGCAAAACTGGCCGAAGGTCCGCGCGCTGCTCAATGAATACTGCGACTATAACCTTGCCGACGACGAGGTAATGCTGTTCCTGATCGGCGGCGAATGGTGGTTCATCGCAGACATCGGCCTGCGGATGCTGACGCCGCGGGAACTGTACCGGGCACAGGGCTTTCCGCCTGATTACGTCATTGACCACGATTACACCGGGACAGAGTACAAAAAGGCAAAGCAGGTTGCGCGCTGTGGGAACGCGGTGCCGCCTCCCTTTGCAACGGCGCTCGTCCGCGCCAATCTGCCGGAGTGGTGCGGCGAGAAGATCGAAACGATGGCGGAGTTTGAGCAGGCGGCGGCGGTATGAAGATACACTCGATTGTGTTATGGCAGGCCGATTGTCTCGAAGCGATGCGGCGGATCGCGGATGGAAGCGTTGACATGGTGCTGTGCGATCTTCCGTATGGGACGACACAATGCGCATGGGACAGCGTGATTCCGGTTGATGCGCTATGGAGAGAATGGCACCGCGTTACAAAGGAGAACGGCGCAATCTGCCTCTTTGGAGCTGAACCCTTCTCCTCTATGCTCCGCATGAGTAACATACGGGAGTTCAAGTACGATTGGATATGGGACAAGGTTAAGGGGACGGGATTCCTGAACATAAAAAAGCAGCCGCTTCGCAATCACGAGATCATCAGCGTTTTCTACCGGAGGCAATGCACATATAACCCGCAAATGACACACGGACACATTAGAAAGCAGACGCATCGAAGGAGCAATACACAGGGCGCGGTCTACGGCGGAGCGGCAGAAAACTTCTACGATTCAACAGATCGTTACCCATGCAGCATACAAGTGTTTTCAACGGACACGCAAAAATCAGCGGTACACCCGACACAAAAGCCGGTGGCCCTGCTGGAATATTTGATACGCACATACACAAACGAGGGAGAGACGGTGCTGGACAGTACAATGGGATCTGGATCAACAGGCGTCGCGTGCGTAAATACCGGCCGTGGGTTTATCGGAATAGAGCTGGAAGAAAAATACTGCACGATTGCGCAGGAGAGGATCAGGGAGGCTGTGGAGCGTGTGGAGCTAGAGGCGGCCCAGGAACGGCTATTTTGAAAGAACGAAAAGGAGGCGCGACGCATGGGAAAGAACGATATGGTGCGGAGGCAGCAGGAGCGCGACCGCCTGCAATACAACAAGGGCATGAATTTCGGGCAGCAGTTTGTTTTTGATGTGATGATGGTCTGCCTCCATGAAAAGGGCTGGGGGTATGGGCGCATATCGGAGCTTTCAAAGACGCTCAAAGAGAAGTGCGACTACTATGCCGACGCATTTATCCGGTGCAACGAGCAGGACGCGCGACAGGTGCAGCTTGACAACGAGCTTCGGGCGATCATCAAGGATAACCAGCCGTTCTTTTCGTTCAATGAGAGATACCCAAACGTCAAGACGGTCGGATATGACCGCGCGCCGGTGCCGTTCAAGGGCGAAGTGATCGGCGCGGAGTACATGGGGCGGTAGCGTGAAGATCGGTTTGATCGACGTGGACGGGCACAATTTCCCGAACATCGCATTGATGAAGCTGTCCGCGTGGCACAAGGACCGCGGCGACGTTGTGGAATGGTGGGACGGATTCGGGCAGTATGACCGCGTTTATATGAGCAAGGTATTTGACGAGACATACAGCCCCGATATGCCGGAGCCGCTGAACGCGGCGGAGGTCGTAAAGGGCGGAACCGGTTACGGACTGGACAACAAACTGCCGGACGAGATCGAGCACGTCTGCCCTGACTATTCCCTCTATCCTGAGCTGACGAAAGATACCGCATACGGATTTTTGACACGGGGATGCCCGCGCGGGTGCCACTTCTGCATCGTAGCCGAAAAAGAGGGGCGGCGTTCCTGCCGCGTGGCGGAGCTTTCGGAATGGTGGAGCGGGCAGAAAAACATAGTGCTCCTCGATCCGAACCTGCTGGCGTGCTCGGAGCACATGAGGCTACTGCAACAGTTGATCGACAGCGGCGCTTATGTGGACTTCACGCAGGGCCTAGATTGTAGGTTGCTGACGCCAGAGAACATCGCCGCGATCAACCGCGTCAAGCTGAAGCAGATCCATTTTGCGTGGGATTACATGAAAGAGAGCGCGGCGGTGCTGCGTGGGCTGAACCTCTACCGCGAATTGGCGACGCGAAAGATCAACGCGATGTATGCGACGGTCTACACGCTGGTCAACTACGATACGACGATGGACGAAAACCTTTATCGTATCTATACGCTGCGGGATCTTGGCTACGACCCGTATGTGATGATTTACGACAAGCCGCACGCGCCGCAGGAGATACGCGATCTTCAACGATGGTGTAACAATCGGCTGATTTTCAAGGCGGAACCTGATTTCTCAAAGTACAGCCCGAAGAAATGGGCGGCAAAAGAAGAAGTGTCCGAGCAAATCGGACTGTTCGGAGGGACGGAATGAGCAAAACTGACCATTTAGGCGCAAAGAACATCGGCGGGAACCCGGAAAAGGGACGCCGTGAAATGGACTTCTACCCTACGCCGGAGGACGTGACGACGGCGCTGCTGGACTTCTTGGGATGGAAGAATAGCACGATATGGGAACCGGCGGCCGGTGACGGCGCGATTGTGCGCGTGCTCGAACGATACGGAAACCGCGTGATCGCAACGGACATACGGACGACGGGCGACGACTATCTCGCGACGCCGGTGCCGGACGGAGTGCAGGCGATCGTAACAAATCCGCCTTTCTCGGCGGCGGAGAGCTTTATCCGGCGCTCGCTGGAAAACGGCCTGCCGTTTGCGCTGCTGCTCAAATCTCAGTATTGGCACGCAGGATCTCGCCGCGCGCTGTTCTTCCGTTCTCCCCCGTCGCTCGTCCTTCCGCTGACTTGGCGGCCGGACTTCACGGGGCAAGGCGCGTCCTTGATGGACGTCGCGTGGAGCGTGTGGCTGACGCCGAACATGAGGACGCGAACGGAATATGTGCCGCTGGAACGACCGGCGGAGCCGGGACAAGTAAGCATATTTGGAGGGACAGCATGAACAAGACGAAGATCGAATGGTGTGATGCAACGTGGAATCCCGTCACGGGCTGTCTGCATGGGTGCGAATACTGCTATGCCGCGAGAATTGCACATCGTTTTGGGCTTGGATGGGATGTGTTTTACGACGAAAAAATATTTGTCCTTAATGAGCCGTCAAAAAGCAGACGAAGCGAGCATAAGCCAAAGAGAATAGAGCCATTTCCCTATGGATTTGCGCCGACGTTTCACCGCTACCGGCTGGACGAGCCGCAGCATTGGAAGAAGCCGCGCACAATCTTTGTGTGCAGCATGGCGGACCTGTTCGGCGAGTGGGTGCCGGACGAGTGGATCGAGGCGGTCGTGGAGGCCACGATGCAAGCGACGCAGCACCGCTATTTGTTCCTAACGAAAAATCCGGCGCGCTATGGACAAGTTTTAAGAAGCCCGTCGTGGAGGTACGTCCTGCCGCGCGGCGCGAGCTTTTGGTATGGAGCGACAGCGACGACGGAAGAAAAAGCGATAGAGGCAAGCAACGAGATCGACAGCTTGCCTTATGGTTACAAGAAGTTCCTCAGCATTGAGCCGATATGTGGCCCGCTCCGCGTCAATGAATGGGACTGGATCAGTTCTTTCGATTGGGTGATCATCGGAGCGGAAACCGGCAACCGCTCAGGAAAGATTGTGCCGGAAAAGTCGTGGATCAATTACATCGTCGCTTCCTGCGCTGCGCGCGGCGTGCCGGTGTTTATGAAGGACAGCTTGATCCCTATTGTCGGAGAGGAGAATATGCGGCGGGAATTTCCGTGGTGAAGGAGCGTGCAGAATGAAAATCAGAATCAAGGAGGAGCTGCCGGTCGCCGAGATCGTGCGGCCGGAGGTCGGGAGCGTCCACGAGGTCGTCGGAAAGTCAAAGGCTCCGATGAAGCTCATGTATTTTATCCAAATGGGCGGCGCACAGGTCGGCGTCGAACCGGGAGAATGTGAGGTTGTGGAAACATGAAAATCGGAAAAGCGTGTGCGATCTTCCTTCAGATTGACAGCGACAAGTACACGGAGGAAGAAAAGGGACAGGCTATTTTTCAGGTCGTCCAGATGCCGACGCACAACGGGATCAACAAGGACGCCATGCTAAAGGTGATCGGCTGGCTGCTGCGGCTGGCGTATGAAGTGCCGGCCATGCTGCCGCGCGGCGGCATGAACAATTACGACCGTGTTATGTGCATGACGCCGGAGGAGCTGGCGGAGTTCCTGAAGGAAGCGGAATACCGGCCGCCTTGGGCGGACGCTTTCGGGAAAGAGTGCTGCGACAAGTGCAGGACGGAAACCGTGACCGTGATGGAGGAGCCGCACAGGACGCTCGAAGTAAATCCGTGCGATTTCACGGACGGCGAGTGTCCGCATGGGTCGGATATTACGTGGTGGCTGGCGCAGCGCGCGCAGACTAAGGAGGGAAAGAATTGTGAAGGTTGAACTTTGCGATATTTGCAAGCGGAAAGTGAACGCCGACGATAAGGGCGTCATGGGAAACGGCGCGCTTGCAATCATCGCGAAAGCGGAAACAGTCTGTAAGCAATGCGCGCAGGCGGCGACGGCCGTGGATTGGTGCGCCGTGGTGCGTGAGGCATGGATGAAAGAATAACAATTCAACGAGGGGGAAGAAATGAGCGGTGAAATAGCTGTCATGTTCAGCGTGCGCCCGAATTGGAGCCGAAAGATCGCCACAAGAGAAAAGATCATTGAAGTGCGGAAAACCGCGCCAAAGATACCGACGCCATACAAGGGCTATCTTTACTGTACGTTGAGCGGATGCAACGAGTTCTTCCGGGATGATCTGCACGGCGAGGTCGCTGTGTGGAACCGTGAGAAGTGGGGACTTCGCAAAGGCCGCGTGTGGGCGGAATTTATATGCGACAAGGACATTCCACTTCTGTTTTCGTGCAGCGATCCGGCGGCTCTAGTAACGCATTACGAAGTTCCGGGCACTTGCCTTTCCGATGTGGAGATCATGGAATACCTCGGCAACGGAAAAGCGGGACACGGCCTGCACATATCCAAATTGACCATCTACGACAAGCCGCGCGAGATAGGCGAGTTTTTCAAGCCGTGTATTAAGAACGGGTGGCCGTGGTGTAAAGACTGTGAATACGGAGTAAAAGGCGACGAGGCAAAGGCACTTTTACCGGGGCTGAGGTATTTTGATATACCTTGCGGAAACTGGCTGCATAGGCCGCCTCAAAGCTGGTGCTATGTAGAGGAGGCGGCGACGTAAGCATGGAGTTTTTCAACGATACACGTCACGTCGCGCGGAAGCCGCATAAATGCGAGGCGTGCGGAAGGACCATTGAAGCCGGCGAGTTGTACCGGCGGCAAAGTGGAAAATGGGAGGGCGACTTCTTCACGCGCGCTTGGTGCTGTGATTGCGAAGCAATCATGGAATATTACTTTGAGCACATCGCCGTGGAAAGCGAGTTCGACTATTGGGAAGTGCAGGACGAGATCGCGGATCGGTTTTGCCATGCTTGCCCGCACGGAGGAAATGGCGACGACGATTGCGAGGAAAAAGCCGTGTGGCATTGTCAGAGAGTTCTTAACGCGATAAGGGAGGTCGGCGGCGGTGGGGCTGGAAATACGGCCGTGTGATTTTCAGACGGCGCGCGCGTTCGTCAGCGAGTATCACAGACACAACAAGCCGCCTGCCGGACATAAGTTTTCAATCTCATGTTATGACGGGGAAAGGCTTTGCGGTGTGGCGATCGTTGGCCGGCCGGTGGGCCGCTACTTTGACGACGGCCTGACGTTGGAGGTCAACCGCTGTTGTACGGACGGAACGAAAAATGCGTGCTCGATCCTATACGCGCACGCATGGAGAGCAGCAAAGGCGCTCGGCTACAAAAGGCTTGTCACATATACGCGCGAAAGCGAACCGGGCGCAAGCCTGCGAGCCGCGGGTTTTATCTGCGACGGACGCGCCGGCGGGACACATTGGACCGGTGAACGATACATACAAGAGGAAATTGTCATGGATGAAATGAAAGTCAGATGGCGGAAGGAGGTCGGCGGCGGTGCGTGAGCTTTATATGACAGACGAGGAGATCGCGCGAAACTTTCGCGCGGCGGCGGACAAAAAGGCGCAAGTCAAGATCCTTGCAGACCTGAACGCCGTGGACAAGAACGTGATCCACAACAAGCTCCTTTCGCTGGGGCTGATCGACGGAGAACTGCTGCCGGAAAAAAGCAAGGGCGGACGGCCAAAGACGGCGGAGATCGACGAGGCAGAGGCGCGCAAGCTGATCGAGAAGGACGTACCTGACGAGCAGATCGCAAAGCATTTTGGCGTCGGCATCACGACGTTTCAGACGTGGCGGCGGGAAAAAGGGATCATGCGCTATTCCATGAGGAAGCGCGCAAGAAAGACGGTGGAGGAAGTGCAGAAAATGAGTGTACCTATTATTGATGCGAAGCAGCACGAAGAAGCGCCGATGCCGGCGGTAGCTCCGACGGCGTGCCAACCGGCGAAGCCCGTGGATGTAGGAGCCGAAAGCTCCGTCGATACAGGAAAAAACAAGCTTTTCAGAAAGAAAATGACGGTGGAGCAGCTGACGGCGCTATTTGGGAACGTCATTAAAGAAGGGATGTCCGGCGAGGTCGAGGTAACGGTGGGCGGCAAAGCGATCCGCGGCGTCACGGTCAACCTGCGATATGACGCAGAGCATAGCGGGCCGGCAGGAACGACGGTTGAGTTGGAGGTTTGAACGATGACGTATTTTACGGGGCTGTTTCGCTGGGGAACGCCTTGCGCAGCTTACGCAGTAAAGCATTTGCGGCGCGGTTATCCGTTTGATATTGATCGCGTGGAATCTTACCTGCGTCAACTGCTTCAGCCAGACTGTCACGGAAAAACAGGAGCAAGGCGCGAATATCCTCGGCGTCTTTGGATGAACCGCAGGTTTTCCGTTCGATAAGTGAGCTTCCAAAATCGTATGTTGCGGCAGATTCATCGGGATTATGCCGAACGTTATCCCAATAGTTGCAGTAAACAAAGATTGCATCAGAAATCACGCGAAGTTCATCATGCGTCAATTCCATAATATTTGTCCTTTCGTTTTGATACAGCAATCATAAGACACAAAGCAACAAAAGGCAACAAAAACAGCGCCGGAGGGGATGAAGGTATGAAAACAGTAAAAGCGCGCATCTTCTCCGGCGCTGTCTGTGAGCAGATCGTTTTTAACGTGTCGGAGCGGACCGTGATCGACCGCTCGACAAAGCCACGCCCGCGCTTCAAGAACGAGGCGGAGCGCGAAAAGTATAACCTTGAAAAATCGAAGCGGCATTTTATCCGCATTGTCAACGCGAATTTTGGCCCGACGTCGTATTATGCGACGCTGACGCTCGACAACGAGCACGAGATCCACGACTTCCCCACCGCGCGCCGTGAGCTGGACAACTATATCCGGCGGCTGCTGCGCAAATACCCGGACGCGCGTATCGTCGCCGTCATGGGACGCGGGAAGTCTACGCATCGCATCCACTTCCACGCCATTATTGAGGGCGTGCCGAAGGAGTTCATCAAAGCGAAATGGGACGGCGGAGAGATCGACCGGATTGACCATCTGAGGGAACACGTCAAGTATGACGGCGTGGACCACGGGCAGGACTACACCGGCCTTGCTACATACTTATTCAACCATTGGACGCCCGAACAGGGCGCGAAGCATTGGCGGGGCACAAAGAGCCTTGTCAAGCCTGACCACGAGAAACCGACGCCGGTGCTGCGTCATTACAGCGACACAAAACCGCCCAAGGCTCCGAAGGGATATGTCTTTGTTGAGGGGCGGACGACGCAATACGGCTTTCTTTATTATAAATATGTGCGCGAGATACCGAAGCCGGCGCGCGGGCGACCGCGCAAAAGTGACGCATCAAGCGACGAGTGAGGGGACGAAAAGCCCCAATCTAAAGCCTTGTAAATGAGCGACTTTTTACGACCACGAGGAAGGAGCGGAGTATGGCGAGGATCAGCATAACCGATCTGCCGCCAAAATTTCAGGAGCAGGCGGTCAAGCAGCTTATGGAGCAGCGAGCACGGAAGCAAAGAGCGGAAACGCTTTTGTGTCCGGGAGAGGATCGGAAAGAAAAAGAATCGAAGTATCATAACAAGCCGACGGAGCGCGTGACAGCTTCGGGAAATGTCCTGAAGTTTCCCAGCCAGAAAGAGGCTCGGCGTTATGATGCCTTGTTGCTGCGCCTGAAAGCTGGACAGATCAAAGATTTGCGGATGCAGGTTGACTTCACGCTGCAAGAGGCTTTTACCGACGCGGAGGGAAAGCGCGTGCGCGCGATCCGGTATAAGGCGGATTTTGTGTACGAGGAACATCAAAGCACGATCGACGGCACGCCGATATGGAAGATGATCGTGGAGGACGTCAAGACGAGGGCGACGGCAACGGACAAGTACAAGATCAAGAAAAAACTGTTGAAAGAAAAATACGGGATCGACATCGTGGAGGTATGAAAGATGCGAAAATTAGGATCGGCGGCGTCGGCGGTCATTCTGTGCGATGATTGCAAAAAGCGCATATCCGTCAAAGGGATTCGGATGCAGGAAAAAGAAAGCGGAGAATACCGGGTACAGTTCTTCACCTGTTCCCGTTGCGGGGCGCTATACCAGGTCAACACCACGGACGAGAAGCAGCGGGAGCTTTTGGAGAAGCGAAGCGTTGCAAACAGGCGCTTGCAAATGGCAGCCGGCCATCGCTTCCGGGAAAAGACCGTGAAGGGCTACCGGAAGGAAGTGAAAGAGGCGGAGCAAGAGTTAAAAGAGCGCGCGCCGATGCTGCGAGAGATCGGCGACAAGATTCTGAAGGATGGAGGGAACGGCGATGGACAGAAGAATGGTGATCGCAGGGCTGAAAGCGTATAAGGGCATTGAAACCGACATCCGGCACAAGGAGCTTTTCGCCTCGGAGGTCGAGGACGGCGCGCAGTATCTCAAAGAGGCGGAGAAGCTGCGCAGGGTCAAGCGCGAGATCATCAAGTGCATGAACGACCTGCCGCAGCTCGAAAGGGATTGCATTTGGAGCCATTACATCAAGGGGGAAATGTGGGTACGGATTTCCCAAAAATATGCCTATTCAGAAAGACAGATCAGGAACATATCAAACCGCGGAATTGACCGGCTCGGAAAACTGTTTTCCAGGCGCTCGGCGGTCGCTCAATTTTGCCGCTCCGTGGCGGAGGGAAATACCATATAACGCGCGCGCACGAGAGACAGGATCTTTCGCTACTCACTTTACGTCAAAAAACAATAAAACATGGGCGGGATTTTTCGTGCGTAAAAAGTTGCGCGAAGCGTTCCGAAAATGGAAATATAAAAACAAACAAATACCATACCCGTTCAGTAGGGTAAAATAGACTGGAGGAAGGGACAACATGGCAGGCAAGAAAAACGGCCAAAAAGAGCGCGCAAGGGCGCTGTTCCTTCAGAAAAACGGAGAGATCACACCGAAGGAAATTGCGGAGAAAATCGGAGCGACGCCGGAGGCCGTCCGCAAATGGAAGTATCGCGGCCAATGGGTCGCAGAGCTGACAAAACCAAAGAAGGGCGCGCCGCGCGGCAACAAGAACGCTGCCGGTCACGGCGCGCCGGAGGGAAACACAAACGCGGAGACACATGGGGCCTACTCCAGGCCGCGGCTGGACCTGCTGGACGAGGGACAGCGCCGCGAGATCGAGGAGCTGCAAGAGACGTTCGAGGGAAACGCGCTGCGGGCATTGAAGCGCCTGGAAACAAAGCGGGCGGACCTGGAGCGCCGGATCGGCGAGCTTCAGGACGTGCCGGAGGACGAGGCAAATCTGCTTGACCACACCATGACCATGACGCTGCCGGACGGCGGACAGATGGAGTATATCAACAAAAGCAGCCCATTCTCGCGGCGCATGACACTGGAGGCAGAATTAAACCGCGTGGACGGCCGGATCATCAAGCTGCTGGACAGTATCAAAAGCCGGGAGGCGGAGCGCGAGCGCCTGAAACTGGACCGGGAGCGCCTGGAATTTTCGAGGCAAAAGGCGGCCGGCGTTTTCAACTTCGACGACGAGACCGGCGAGGTAGTGCCGGACGAGGACGACGACGAGATTATCGAGGAATAGGCAACAAAAAAAGGCCCGCGGGCGATGCCGCGGGCCTTGGTCTATTTTTCCCATCGCGCCGGCTCTATGTTCTTTTCGGCGATGATGCCAGGGTGCGCTTTCACATAGGCGTCAAAGTCTGCAAAGGCTTTCCGGCGTTCGGTGCCGGGATATTTCGTTTCCGATTCCTGGACTTCTGCGCCACTGTCTACCATGCGGCGGTAGGTGCGGAGGTAATAATAAACCTTGCCGTCGTAGATGTTCTTATGCCGGATCAGGCGGACAAGGGGCACCGTCGGCGTCGTCGTCAGGTAGTTGTAACGCTCGGCGAGAGAAAGCCGGTATGCCTGCGCGAGCTTGATTATATCCTCGCAGTTCTGGATCAGATCGACGGCGTAACCGTCATAACGTTTTACGCGCTCGGTTTCGTTGATGGATACCGCGCGATGCAACGTGGGGCAGTATAGCCGCGGCTGGGCCTCGTCGGATCTTTCGCCGTAACGGCGGAAGAAGTCAGCCAAAAGGGCCTTGTTTTCGTCGGTCATGTCGATAAATCCCCCTTAATACAGCTCGTTGAAAGCGTCGATCAGCGCCTCGCGCCGGCTTTCGTCCTTACCGTCGGCGGTCGTTCGGAAGGTGACGCCGTTCTCGCGGAAATAGGCGGTGACTTCGCCGGTGCTGCCGTCGTCAAGCTCGATCCGCATAAAAGCGCTGCCGCCATAGGTGTGCTCAACAAGTTTCGTGCTCATGCTCTTTTCCTTCCTCGCCTGCCATCATCAGCGCCGGGAGGCGATCCCCGGCGGACGGCCGCGCCGGCGGCCGTTTCGGCTTCGGGTCAGACGGTTCGTGCGTTGCGGGCGCGCAGTTCCGCGCATATTGCATCGTATCTTTCCTTAGCCCGTTCCCCATCCCTTGTAATTCGACAGTTGCGCGCGCCTCATTCCGGCGCCCCATCCATCAAGGGGCTTTACCGCCTCTGCCATGTACTTCTCGTATGCTGTTTCTTTCATGCGTTCGAGGGTGGCGGTCTTGTATCTGCTATAATCAGCCATTGTTAGCTCTTTCCTTCCTCGCCTGCCATCATCAGCGTCGGGAGGCGATCCCCGACGGACGGCCGCGCCGGCGGCCGTTTCGGCTGGTTCGGTCAGCAGCTCGCGCCGGTCAATCTTTCCAGACGCGCCAGCTCGTGCCGCGCGGCGTCGGAGATCGGGCCGGTCGGGAAGTTTTCGAGATATTCGCGCAGCTCGTCGATGCGGTCGCAAGCTGCGGTTCCAGGGATGTTCCATGCAAGATTGCTTTCGCTCGCGCGCTCGGCGGCGGCGGTCGCGTCATTCAAGCAAACACTGTAAAGATCGACGCCGTATGTGCTGCGGATGCCGTCCAGGGCGGCCACGTCGAAAAACTCAGTAAAGGACGGGTAGACGTGCGGCCGTTTCAGTTTTGCGGCCATGATCGCGTTGTAACAGTTCTCATATCCTGCGGGTTTCATTTTGTTTCGCTCCTTTCGTTGTATCGCCTGCCATCATCAGCGCCGGGAGGCGATCCCCGACGGACGGCCGCGCGGCGGCCGTTTCGGCATTACTGCGGGATGCGGTCCAGGACCGCGCCATAATGGCAAAGCATCGCGCGCCATTGCGCGATCGTTTCGGATTCCTCGCCGAAGTCCCATATTTCACGCTTGATCTTTGCGGCGAGGCGGTCGGCGTTGTCCGTGAAGTGCTGCCGGACTTCGGCCATGTTCGCAAGGAGCTTAACCTCGATTTGCGCGTGCTCGCTGTTCCACTCGCGCGCGGCGGCGTTCTTTGTGCGGTCGCTGCATACGCAGGAGAGCGGCCAAAACGCGACGCTGTATTTTGCCGTGCTGATCTTGCCGGTCTTGCCGATCTTATGCAAGCTGTAATCGCTGCCGCTCCAGGTGGGATCACCAGGCGAGTTGTCCACAAAATAAAGGCCGTTGTCGTTCTTGAAGTACGCGCCGGAGACCTCGACAATATCGCCGGTCCTGATCTCGATTCCGTTCTTGTCTAGCATGATCTTTTCCTTTCTCGCCTGCCATCATCAGCGCCGGGAGGCGATCCCCGACGGACGCGGCGCGCGGCCGCGTTTCGGCATTAGTCCAGATAGCTTTTCATACTGATTTTGTATTGCGTTTTCAGTTTCTCAAAAGCTCGCGTCGTGACGGTGTAGCATTGCCAATTCTCGCGGGCCTCGCGGGTGCCCTCACGCCACCGCGGCGGATCGTCGTCTTTCGTGATGCCGCGGCCGTGCAGCTCCAACGGGGTGTCAATGTGGTAATGCTTGCCGTAGTGGCTCAACGTCGCCCGCATTTGGATTCCGTCCGGCTCGGCCTCGTTCATTTCGGGGGTGTAAACGTAGACACCGGGCGCGTCGGCGGTTTCTTTTTTCGGTTCATCCGGCTGGGCGAGATCGAGCCGCTTTTGCCGGCCAACGCGGCGCAGCGTCAAAAGCTCGGATTCGGCCAAGTAGCCCATGCTGAAGGAAGTCTCGGCGGCTTCCAGGTAAAAACTACATTCGCGCGGCGCTGTGCAAATCTCGAAGAACTTCAACAGGTTGTTGTATGCGTTGCTGTGCTGTGCCTCGACCGGATGCCGGACGGCCGCGGCAGGGAATTGTATCATCATGCCGTTTCCTTTCTCGCCTGCCATCATCAGCGCCGGGAGGCGATCCCCGACGGACGGCCGCGCCGGCGGCCGTTT